GACATTTTGGCGAGGTCAAGTCTTCCCTTTTTAGAACCAGACTTAAACTTGATTTGCTTCGACTTGTTCGCCATAAACTTCTGCCAAGCAGACTTCTTACGAGGTTTTTTAGAAGGAGTAGTAGACTTAGCACTTCTCTTCACCTTTGTTTCTGAAGAAGGTGCTCGACCTTCTTTAACAGACCCATCATGAATGTGTACATGTATTTCCATTATACCGCCTCAATTATCCGAGGCTGTACTCTGAATAGCTATCGCCATCCAATCCTTAGTCGATAGTTTAACAACACGACATCTGATTCTAGCGGAAATTTTTACATCGCCCACACTAATAGCAGCACCATCATTACCAGCGGTTAGGTAGAGCGTATCATTGACAACCATGTATGACTCAGAAAGAGAGGTAGGTCCAAAGTTATCAGGATACAAATCAGACATATGTGAAGTAACATTGTTAGCGAAATCGATGTTTAATGAGCCCGATGCAATCAATGATGCATCTGAAGCTACAACAAACTGAGTGTTCGGATTCAAATCCACGAGTTGTGTTGTTATTGCAGCATTACCCGTAACGAATTCAAAAGCAGGACTCCCAAAGTCCGAACCGCCTTGATAGATGAAATCTACTTGGTCGATAGCTATAGCTTGACCTGTCGGGACGTTCACATATGCTCCAAGGTCAATTGTGCCTTGAACCCTTGAATTCGGTGCTGCCGCAGCCGCTAAGGTTACGGTTTCGGTTAGATAAAAGGAACCAGTCTTTGCTGTTGCCATGGTATCTTCAGGGATAGGCGGTGTATAAAGTAAACGGATTCTATCTTGAATACGGCGAAGCCGGCTTGCATAGTAGGGCCCCCGAACCTGTTCACAACCCCAACCAACCTCCCACCGTCATTCATCCCTATATGGAATTAACTCACCCTAGCCCCATTTTTTCCTGCGTTTAATAATAATAACAACTATAAGGGAGGCGCTCATAGGATAGAACATGGCGGAAACAATCACCATAGAAGCGAGCGAGTTGCAAAAACTTCTTGAATTTGCAATACGAAACAACGAACACGACAGTACATTGTATAGTGAGCTACATTATATCTTACACAATTACGATAGGAGAGGATGATTATGCCCACAGTAACCATTACAATGAGCGACAAAGCATATGATGTCTATCGAACTTGGAAGGAGAAGCGACTATGTTCTCAAAGAACATCTGCAGCTATCTTACAATGGGATGCGTTGAAAGATGTTAAGTGGACGGTGGAAGAATGAAGTGCGAGATGTGTGAAGATATTGGAATTGAAACACCATTATGTAATTGTTGGCTATTGGAAGAGGATGAAAAATGAGTACTAAGTTAAAATTGATTCAAGATAATTTGTGGTATTTGGATTACTATCAACTAAAATTGATAGTCGCGGATTGTAAACATAAGATTGCATTGTTTGAGGAGGAAGAAGAATGAAAGATAAAATCAGAGAAATAATTGAATTGTTTGAAAGTATGACCCCTTCACAACAAGCATATGTGTATGGAATGTTTAGAATGATGGAGGCTGAAGAATGAAGTGTTTCACTTGCGGTATTGAATTACCGAGTAGACAACAAAAATGTAGGCATTGTAAGGAGTTCCCCTATTATCCATTTGAGGAGTTGGAAGAATAATGGGTAATAGAAAGTCAGCATGTGAGTTATGCAAAAAGCAGAAATCTTTAGCTTGGGATACAAAACATGGGAAGCTATGTTATGAATGTTTAACAGGTGATGAAGAATGACTATTCCCTTGACCACTGGTCTATATCGTGCGGTAGATGATGCCAAGGCCTTTGTGCTTCAGGTTCTCTATACGAAGCAGGGTCGGGATAATGGTCAGGATACTCTCTTACTCTTTCACCTTCGTTTGTACCCCTATTAGCATACTTATCAGCAAACCGGGGGTCAAGCCACCAGTACTCGGCTGTGCCTTCCGCAGCAAGTCTTTGAGCTTCCCAATCTATTACTTTTTTAGGAATACCCGGTTTGACTGGTCCCGGTTGTGGTCCTTTCCATGGACCAAAGTCTACATGTTCTTTGGGTGGGAGCGTAATAGCTGATGACAACGGTTCAACAAATGCTTTCCTCGAGGTTGTTCGATTCCAACTAGAAAATGGATGCTCCCATCCATCAACCCAAAAGGACCAACGAATCATGCGGTCCCCAACTCATAACTACGACTCAAACGCATCAAATATTCAAGGTCAGCCTCTTTGCCAATCGACGCAGACAAGATGTAGCGTGCTGCTGGAATGATGATGAATGAACCTTCCAGTAGATATTCACCTAAAGGGATTACGATACGAGTACACCACAACTTTGCGGCTGTAGTGGGTGAACCTGAACCGAATTGTGTTTCATTGAGTAGAGTTAAGTTCCCTTGAGTTGCAGTCCAAACGGAAGCATCATGGCCGAACATCCTCATGCGACCATAAATGATTTGTTGGAATTCTAAAGGACCCAAATGGAAACCGGGGGCCGTTTCATCATCCCACATATTGCGAACTAAATCAGCGAATTTAGAAGCCCCAGCATCATCTAACTTCTCTTCAGTCAGCATATCCAAAACTATTGCACCTGTTTCAGTACTAGCTCCATCTTCAACCATTCTAAAAGAACCAGATTCTTGTACGCTTATCTGATTAGGAAAGACAGTCAAGCCGTCTCTATTGTAGCCTGTTAAATCAATATATGACTCTGTTGAAATATGCGCTTGAGTACCTCCACCGATAACCCAATCGTTAAAATCATAAGAATTAGCCCAAGGTTGACCGGGATATGGGCCCGCCAACCAAGACCACTTGTAGTTCATGAATTCCTTAGTCATCAATCTACGGCCCATAAGAGCTCCTGTTGAAGTTTCGTCACTCATCTTCGTGACCTCTTGTATGCTCGTGACATTTTGGCGAGGTCAAGTCTTCCCTTTTTAGAACCAGACTTAAACTTGATTTGCTTCGACTTGTTCGCCATAAACTTCTGCCAAGCAGACTTCTTACGAGGTTTTTTAGAAGGAGTAGTAGACTTAGCACTTCTCTTCACC